CTTTCCGATGATCCCTCAGAGCACGATTGGCTCGTTAATTCTACGGAAAAGTGGTGTCAAGAGCGTGCGATCTACTTATCTCTTATGGAGAGTGTCAAGATTGCTGACGGGCAAGATACCAAGAGGGATAAAGGTGCTATTCCTTCGATCCTTTCGGAGGCACTTGGAGTATCCTTCGACCAACATGTAGGACATGATTATGTCTCAGATGCTGAAGCAAGATACGAGTTTTACCATAAGAAAGAAAACAAGATTCCGTTTGACCTAGACTTCTTTAACAAGATTACCAAGGGTGGTCTTTCTAACAAGAGTCTCAACATTGCACTTGCTGGTACTGGTGTAGGTAAGTCTTTGTTTATGTGCCACTGCGCTGCAGCGGCTCTCCTACAAGGTAAGAATGTTCTCTACATAACAATGGAGATGGCAGAAGAAAAGATTGCAGAACGTATTGACGCTAACCTACTTAACGTCAATATTCAGCAACTTGGAGATCTTCCAAAAGTAATGTTCGATAAGAAGATTGCAAGTCTTGCTAAGAAAACTCAAGGCAAATTAATCATCAAAGAATACCCTACGGCATCTGCACATGTGGGACATTTTAAATCTCTTGTTTCTGATCTTGCTCTTAAGCGGAGCATTAAACCCGATATTATCTTCGTGGATTACCTTAATATCTGTGCTTCCGAGAGATATAAAGGGAGCATTGTCAACTCCTACACATACGTCAAAGCAATCGCAGAAGAACTTAGGGGTTTTGCTGTGGAGTGTAACGTTCCTATTGTCAGTGCTACGCAGACCACTCGTTCAGGTTTTGGTAGCACTGATGTTGACCTTACTGATACTAGTGAATCCTTCGGTCTCCCTGCTACTGCTGATCTTATGTTTGCCCTTATTAGCACGGAGGAGCTTGAGGGAATGAATCAAATCATGGTCAAGCAATTGAAGAATAGATACAACGACATTACTACCTTCAAGAGATTTTGTATAGGTATTGACAGAGCGAAGATGAGGTTGTATGATGTTGAGGAATCTGCTCAAGACGACCTTGTTAATTCTGGACAAGGAACCGAACCTCAACAGATTGATTTAGTTAAAAAATTTACTGCCAAGAAAACATTTCAAGATCTTAAGTATGATTGATTTTATTAAGTATGCCCAATTTGTATCTGCGGTCACGTCGGAAGAAAGCAAAGACTATACTAGTTTTGCCAACCGAATCTATCAACTTGCAGAAGACGGAGTTCCAACCGAGCGATTGCTTACTGCTTCTGTAGGTCTCTGTGCAGAGTCTGGTGAGTTCACTGAGATTGTAAAGAAGATGGTTTTCCAAGGGAAACCTCCTAGCGAAGAAAACTTCTATCATATGAAGCGTGAACTGGGTGACATCATGTGGTACTTCATGCAAGCATGTTTGGCACTCGATGTTTCTCCCGAAGAGATTGTTGAGATGAATGTTGAAAAACTGAAAGCACGTTATCCTGGTGGTGAGTTTGATGTTCACTACTCAGAGAATCGTCAGGAAGGTGATCTCTGATGGACGGAGCAGTACACGCTTGGAATTCTATGTCCTATGGAGAAGGATTTCTTTTCTCTGTCTGGATCTTAGGAATGTATTATGTCAAACTAAAAATGGATAAGAGGTTTGGACGATGAATCTTACACAAGATGAACTTTGGGAAACAATTCACACTCTCGGTTGGAATGTCAGAGAAGACAATATCGTAATCGAGATTGGTGGTACACAGGTATCTGGCATCTACCAAGGTGAAGATTACAACAAGAAGTGGGCAGCCCAATATGGGGATCGTAAGTATAACAAGGATGCATTCATTGTTATCAAGAACCTCTCACGAAACGACGACACAAAATCACAACCTATGGATAGGGAGCACGCACCACATCATGGAACCCCAACTACCGCAACGACAACCCGAGACACCCCAACAGAAGAGGGAGTTTCGTCAGACAGTAGTGCAAATACAACTGAATAACATTTGCCAATGTTTAAGTGGTAAATGGTATAGAACTCATTACTGGGATCCTGAAGGAAACCGAACGGATAAATTTGTAATTGAGTTTCCTCCTGAAGAGTTTGACGATATCTGATGTTTAGCCTTTGGATTCACATAAGAGCATTCTGTTCTGTTGTACTAGTGAGTTGTGCTCACCCTGTCAACTGGGAGCATTGTATTCGTGTGGACCAATGGTTATTACCTGAGGTTGTCCAGGGTTATAAACTCTGGACAGGACAGGAAAAAATATATGAAAAAGAAAAGGATTATCTAAATAGTCTGGAAGACTTATCAGAGTAGAATGACAGTCGCATCGGATCTTAAAGACAATCTGGATAAGGTTTTCAAGGAATCTTATAGTCTTGAAAAATTTTTTAAATCTGTATCTGCATCTGGAGATAGAGAAATTGATACTTGGGATTCAACATCTACAGAAATGGTGAAGATTCCTTCTGGTGCTAAGTTAATTTTAATTCCTCGTATCAAAGTAAAGACTGAAAGAAATTGGTTGCGCGGAAAGATTAAAGAATTTTGTGAAGAGAATCAACAAGATATTATTACTAATATTCGAGAAGTTTTAAAACTTGAAGGTATATACGAATGGAAGTTTTTTGAAGATGTTATTGCAGGAACTGGATTAAAATCCTTTATCATTACTGGTACTGTTGAGGGAAAATCTAGACCAACTGTTACAATTGCATTTCAATCTAAAGGTCTTTCTAATGGTGCTGGTGGTAAGAGAGAAGATCCTCATGAATTGATGACTGCATGTTTGATTCTTTCAAAAATGAAGATCGATCTCAATGCTATTAATGGCAAGAAAGATGGTGAAAGGTATGGTGCGTATAAACAAATTGTAGATAAGTTGGCAACAATAGCACCTAAGATTGTTGGTGCTGCAGGATTAGGAGGATTTTATATTGACCCTAAGGATAAGAAGGAACCTGATCTTGTTAACTTAGCAAAAGCAGTCTCTGTATCAAACTATGTGATTGGTTTGCTTGGTGATGCTAAGGTAGATGCAGTTTGGCAGACAGGAACAAAGTGGGCACAGGAGATTAAAAAATATGATGTTGGACCAAGTACAATTAAAAATTACAACTCGTCTGATATCATTGTAAAATTTACCACTGCTGGAAAGAATGGTGCCACCCATTACTGGGGTCTGTCACTTAAGAAAGCAGGTATTAGTGATCCAGAACCAACACTATTAAACAAACCTGCATTTGGTTCAAAGGGATTTATTCAACAAAAAATTAAACCCGCCGATTCAAAGAAAGTTGAGGATGCTAAGAAGAAATTTTTTGTTGGTGCTTTAAAAATTAAAACAGGAGCAACAACTATCAAGAACAAGAAGATTGATAGTATGCCAATTAAAGAAGTATTAAAAAATGCAAACAATCTTTTCACCGATACGAAAGAAAAGAGTGAGATGCTAACAGGACAGGGAAAGTATCAACCAAACAAGAACATTTACTTTGAAGAAATGCATAAGGCATTTATGAAGTTTGATAATAATAGAGAGTTCTTTGAAGAGTTTCTAGATACTATCTTTAAAATTAACTTACAAACATATGTGCAAGATGCTTCATTCCATTTTAGTTTAATCACTGGACGTGGTGACTATAAGGATGGGAAAATTTTAGAAGTAGTAAAACCTAGTGAGAAGGAAGGTAGAACTACTTCTGAAGTATTTCGTCTAATCTTTGGAGACTCTGATAACACTCAGTTCCGATTGATTCCAAATAGGACTAACACTTCAAACGCAAAGAAGATGGCATTTGAAGAAGGTGCTACTGCTGCAAAACTTTTTTATGAAATGGCAATCGGACCTAGGAATAAAGAGCATAGTATTGTAATGCTAGAAGTAAGATATAAGGGAGCATTAACATCTGAACCTCAGTTCCAGGTATTCATGAGTACAAAGAAGAATGGGTTTTCAGATTTGTATAAAGCATATGTGAAAAAGAATAAGATCGAACGCTGGTGACACCCTAAGAACTGTCACACCCCTGGTTGCGACTGCCTTCTGCCATGCTATAATATGTGTATAGACAAAGGACGAATGCCAAACAAACACCTTGAGCACCTAGAGGATTCCATCTTTGATGGTCGTCGGGTTGCTCTTGCTGCTGTCAAGGAAGCACTGACTGTCAAGAAGGTCAGTGTCAAGTGGGACGGTGCTCCTGCTATCGTGTTTGGTACTAACCCTGACAATGGTCAGTTCTTTGTGGGCACCAAGTCTGTATTCAACAAAAAGAAAGTTCTAATCAACTACACCTATGAGGACATTGAGACGAATCATAAAGGGAACGTTGCAGATATCCTTCGTCTATGTCTGCGCTATCTTCCTCGTATCAATCGTATTGTCCAAGCTGATTGGATCGGTGTCGGTGGCGGCAGTGTTTATACCCCTAATACTGTGGAGTATCGCTTTGCCACTCCGATTACTCAACAAATTATTCTAGCACCACACACTTCATACACTGAGGTATCACCTACAGCAGAGGCAAGCATTGGTGTTACTCTACAGTCTACTAACAGTGTTCGTTTCATTGATACTAATGATGCAATTGTTGGTAAGTGGTCTGCAGTGAAACTTGTTGCTGAGATTGTTGCTCTGATACCTTTCTGTAAAATTGCAAAGAGTGCAGAACTCAAGAAGCAGACAAACACATTCATTCGTATGGGTGAGATACCCAGTCCTGAATTGATGTTCAATGTCTTCAATGCTAAATATAAGGGTGAGGTTAATCTGACCACCTTTATGGTGTGGCACAAAATCTTCCAACTGAAACAGCGTCTACTTGATGCGGTTGTGACTAATGAAAATGTTGAATGTTTCATTGACGGCAATCCTTCTTCGCATGAAGGGTTTGTTATTCCCTCAAGCAACCCATACAAACTTGTAGATAGACTGACTTTTAGTAAAGCAAACTTTAACTTAAATAAAACTTGGTAGAATGAAAAAGTTCAGTGCTTTCCTAACTGAAGCCGAAAAATCATTTGCAGCAAAATCTGCACAAACATTAAAACTTAAACATGTAGGTTACGGACGTTATGCCGACGCTTCGGGCAACGTAACTCACATGAGTAAGGATGGAAAATTAGTACAACTAAAACCTGGTGAACAACCTGCACCGACTCAACAGAATGGAGAAGAAGAAACTGGAGATGGCTCGGGTGCGGTCGATCAAGGCACAATATCTATTACATTTGGAAGATTTAATCCACCTACGGTTGGGCATGAGAAACTTCTGGCAAAAGTAGCTAGAGAGGCAAAATCAAATGGAGGAGAGTATAGAATATACCCCTCAAGGTCGGAGGATCCTAAAAAGAATCCCCTTGACGCAGGCACTAAAATTAAATATATGCGGATGGCATATCCCGATCACGCGAACGCGATTGTTGACAATGGGGACATGCGTACTATCTTTGATGTTCTTTCCGCCCTCGATGCTGACGGGTATAGTTCAGTTAATATTGTTGTGGGAGGTGACAGGGTTAGCGAGTTCAACAGTCTTGCACAAAAATACAACGGAGAACTATACGCATTCGATGAAATCAAAGTAACCTCTGCAGGAGAAAGAGACCCTGATGCTGATGGTGTAGAAGGTATGTCTGCATCTAAGATGCGTAAGGCAGCAGCAGAAGATGACTTTGATTCATTTAGTAAAGGGATTCCAGAAGGTCTTGGTAAGGATGGTGCTGAGAAGTTATTCTTAACATTGCGACAAGCAATGAAAGTTGAAGAGTATGGAGACTTTGCTGATGCATCATTTCAATTGCATGAGATTGCACCTAGATTAGATCCTAAAGGTGTGCGAGAGGCATACTTCGACAATAAAATGTTTCCAGTAGGAACGTTTGTTGAAAATATAAACACTGGTATTCTCGGTAAAGTTGTCAGTAGAGGTAGTAACTATATTATCTGTATCGATGAAAGAGAAACTGTATTCCGTTGTTGGTTAAAGGATTTGGTGGAGCGAAATGATATCAAATTTTTTGACTTCACACCAGCAGGTGAAATGGGCACAGACAAACTTGCTAACTATATGAGAAAACTTACCCCTGGTGAGTTTATTAGGAAGATAAATAAAAAGGACAAGGACGCTTAGTAAAATGAATCTCAGAGATCTTCCCGATATGTCTGCTGCCTATAAACAGGTGCAGGAAAAGAATGATGGTAACCTCGCTAACAACGCTCCTCCTTACGATAAGGTAACCCGCCGTGATGTTATCACTGGTGCCAAGGGTAAGGACGAAATGGGTGGTAAGCGTAAGAAGCACGACTGTGCTAAGAAAGTTAATTACGAAGGTAAGGAGTTTGATGTCATCCCTGAGATGCACACGATGCTTGAGGATGGTACAGTAACTCATTACGATATTGAAGATGCTGAGTATATCTACGAGAATGTTCCTGTCGAAGATCTTGAGATTCTGATTTCTGAGAAGCACGAGCATTTTGATAACTACGATAAGAACGCTGAGGTTCTTGGTGAAGCAATGTCATCATACGATAAGAATCGTAAGAGGGCAGCACAAAGAGCAGCAGACAGAAACGCAGCAAGAGCAGCAGGTAAAACTGGTGTAGTCCCTGGTGTTGGTTATGTAACTGCTAGAAAAGAGAAAGAAACATACACTGACGAGAAAGGAACTGTCCGTCATAAGTCTGGTGCTAAGAACGAAGCATTCGCATTCTCAGAAGCAGACTTTGCTGAGTTAGAAACTCTTGGAGAAGAGATTGATTCACTGACCGATGAGCAACTCATTGATGTCATGGAAGAAATCATTCTTGAGATGGCACAAGATGACCAAGACCTGATTGAAATCTGTGAGCATCTTGAGGGTGTTGAGGTTTTGTCTGAAGAGAAGACTAAGCAACTTGAACTCAAGTTACAACCTTCCCGTATGGATCGTCTGAAGGGTGCTGCTAAGAAAGCAGGTGCTAAAGTTGGTGCTGCTGCTAAGGCAGCAGGTAGTGCTGCTAAGAAGGGTATCAAGGCAGCAGGCAAGTCTGCTTCTAAGAATGCTGGTAAAGCAGTTGGTGAATTCCAAGCAGCACGTATCAAAGCAAAACGTGCATCGATGGAGAAAACTCCTGCTAAGTCGTCTTCATCTGACGATGATGGTACTGGTGGTAAATTGGATGGTGTTCTGAGCAGCATCAGAAAGTCTAAAGGTACAAGTTCTAGCAGTAGTTCCGACAGCGGTTCTTCTTCTAGTGGTGGCGGGGAAAGCAGCAGTTCTTCTAGCAGTGCTCCTGCTAAGAAACCTGGTCTTCTGAGAAGAGCAGCAGGTGCTATTGGTAGAGGTTTGAAGAAAGCAGTTGGTAAGACTGCTCGTGCAGTATCAAGTGGCAGTGGCAAACTTGCCAAGCGTCTTGGTGAAGACTACGAACAGATTGCACACTTGTATGAGTCTGGACTTTTCTCTATCGAAGAGATTGAGAATGTAATCGAAGAAGGTTACAAGGAACTGCCCAAGAACAAAATGTTCCGTAAGGCAGGTAACTTAGGTCGTGAGGTTGTAAGTCCTTCTACTACTGATGCAAAGCGTCAGAAGTCATACGATCGTTCTAAGAAAATCGTCAAGGTTATGAACAAGGAAACTGAAAAGCAAGAA